GTCAAGTCTGTCCACAACTGCAATCATCGCCTTGGTTGCGAGTGGGGCATTGCCACTGCCAGCTGCGATAGGCGCGGTTCTAGGAGCGAACTTGGGAACCACTGGCACAATCTGGTTGGCAGGATTGTTGGTGTCAGACGGGTTGCCCAAGGGTGACACGTTGCGAATAGCAATGGCCCATACAGGAATGAATTTGTTGATGGCCGTGATGTTGTTGCCGTTTGTCGGACACATTGCAAAATACTTAAATAAATTTTAAAAATGATTTAGAGAAGATTTTATTTTCATACGCCCTTGACACGGCCACTAAATATATGGTACACTCTTAATGTAAGAGATACTAAAGATGGTTCTGACATGATTCGATTCGAGTACATAAGACAGAAATCTATCAGTGGTGAAGCATTAGTTTCGCCACACAAAACTTTCACCCCAAAATCAAAACAATCAGAGGAGACTAGCATGTTAAATGTAGAAGGCCTGATGGCGAGCGCGTTTTCGAACGCCGTAGAAAATCCAGAGAATATCAATGAAGATGGAACCCTTAATTGGAATTTCGTTGAAGCAGATGTCTGGATGGATTTATCAGAAAATTTGGGACAGCAAGTGTTGACAGAAGATATTTATCCAACCTTCGATGATTTGGCGACAGAATATTTACACAAAACTGGCGCGTATATGGAAGAGGGAGTTTAACATATGACAGTGAGATTGTCCACAGCAGCAAGTGAGATTGTAATTAATTTGGACGGGCCTGACGGGAATGTATTTTCCCTGATGGCACTCGCAAAAAAACTTGCACATTTTGAAGGAAATCGTGTTTCACCAATCATTGCGGAAATGTCATCGAAAGGTTATGAAAACGCCCTTCGAGTTTTTGATAGAGAATTTGGACATATGGTAGTTTTAGAAACAAGTGATCAAACGCTTATTGACATATTGAGTTAAATGCTGTATACTAATCTAGTAATAAGAATCATTGAAAGGATTCTCTGCAATGCCTGAAGATAAAGAAAGACATGGCGGTCCATATGATCGGGGTAGCGCAGATAGTTATTATAGACGCCAGTTCGATCCGCATTACTATCCTTTAGGTAGTTATAGAGGAGAACGCATTTGCGAAGATAAAATGACAAATGAACAAATTATGGAATACGCAGAAGGTTACGATGATAACGATGATGCGGGAAACTTTAAGGAGTACTAAATGTCAAATAGGTATATATGCACAGTGTTTGAGGAAATGAGATCATGTGTTAAGACTTCAAATTTTTCTTATCTGTCGGGATTGATCGAAGAAGCACAATCACTTGCCAATCGTATGGAATCACGGTTATATGAGATTAAAGACTTTGAAAGACTTCACGAAGATATCAGAAAGTTAAAGGCCGAGAAGAAAAAGTTAGAAAAGGACAGCCCTGATAATGTGGGTTCTTGAGAGTAAAACCGGAGGCGAGTGGGTCGCGGTCGCAAAATATGATACGGAAAGTAAAGCAGAGGTCGCTCGCTGGGAGGCAGAGGAACGATACGAAGGTTCGTCTGCCCATTTAAGAGGTGAAAACAAATTGTTTAGAATTCGGGTTGAAATTGCGGGTATTACATATCCCCGTCCGAACTCTATTTGGAAATGAAGGAAAGTATAATGGATAAGCAATTAAATTTTGATTTTGTCAGTGATATGAATAGAATCGGTGGTAAGATTTGTATCGATGATATTGATACAACAGATTTATCAGAATTTGAAACATATTTGAAAAATCGAATGTATGATGCCGAATATAAATTACATGTTCTCGAAGGTGCAGTTACAAGAATTGGTTTAGACTATAAAAAATATCTTGAAACAACTGATGAGGCATGTTTAGAGAATATTCCGGCCACGATTGAAGAATATTTTAATCATTGGTCCAGAATAGGTAAATAAAAGAAAGAAGAATAAATGTCAAACGAAATAGTAATACTTTTTGGTGCGTTTTTAATAATATCTTTATGGTATACTTGGCGTAGATCTGAGAAATCTGGATATCAAGAGGGTATCGTAGATACTTTAGGTGCGGTTGAAGAAGCACTTGGATATGATCAGAAAAAAATGCGTGAACTTTTATTGCTTATGGGTGAAAACGAAGAAATTAAACTTGTAAGAATTGAATCAGATTCAGAATAGTTCTTGACAATGCCCATGTTTTATGATAGCTTATATGTGAAGGGAAAGAATCATGCAAATTATTCAATATCAAGATTTAGATTCGAATGTTTCTGATAAAATTCAGAGCATTATCAATTTTGTGTCGAACAAATATATCTTCGATTCTGCTGAAATGACAGTTTCGGTAGATATTCGGGACAATTTAGATTTTGATGGCCATGCGGTTGTCGATCCATGCGACGAAGATGACGATTATCCCTTAAATTTTGAATTGGAGTTTTCCGATGCTCTATTTTCCACCGTAGAACTTGGGGGAGACCAGTTTTGGTTGACACTGGTACACGAAATGGTGCATATTAAACAATTTGCCCTTAATGAGTTACGGAATTTCCCAAAAAGTATTCGGTGGAACGGTAAATTCTATCGTATGCCCAATGGCAAAATTGATCTTGCTAAGTATCTTGACTATCCTTGGGAAGTTGAAGCATATTCTGTAGAAAAAAATCTGTATAATGAGTGGAAAACTTCTTATACAGCCCTTGACACCGCTACTTAAGCCTGATAGCTTATTAGTATAGAAAGAATCACTAGTCACTGAAAGGACTAAAAAATGGCTTATATGTCTCAAGAAAACAAAAAAACTCTCGCTCCTGCAATCAAGTCGGTACTGAAAGAGTACAACATGAAGGGTTCGATTGGAGTTGATAATCATTCGACATTAGTAGTCAATCTCAAAGAAGGACACATTGATTTTGGTTCCAAAAATGATAGTGTAAATCCCTATTGGATCGACAAGCACTATACAGGAATTGCACAACAATTCTTGAATGAACTGAAAGATGCCATGATGGCTGGAAACTACAACAACTCTGACATTATGACTGACTATTTTGATGTTGGTTGGTATATTGAAATTAATGTCGGAAAATGGAATAAAGAATACGTTTTAAACTCATAATAGGATATAAATAAATGAATATGTGGTATGTAGAAGGTAAATTCCCTTGGGGAATTGAAAGGTATGAAATGTTGACTTGTGAGCAATCAAGAGAAATTCATAGAAAAATGTCTACATCTGGCGGGGGCTGGTTGTCGATAATGGTTAAATCCGGTATTATGGAAGGAGTCCCCGATGTCTAAAATACAAGAAAGAATAACAGAAGGTATGGATGTATTGCAATCTATGATGGAGAGCAATGCACATTTAGATGATTTGGAGAGTGTGGTAAACAAACTGGCCGAGATGTCGTTATACTGTTCTCACATGAATGATGAAGACCGAGATTATTATGATGGTGTCGTTTGGCATTTGGAAAATGAAAGTGGCCAATTGTGGGGAGTTTAATGAACGATTTGAAAATAGAAGTTGGTAGGTTATATTCTACTGGATTGGGGTACGATGAGGCACAGAAACAATTTCTTGTTAATGCATCTGATTCCTCATTATATGGGAACGATTTAGTTGCCGAGTTCGATGCAGCATGGAATACATATGAACATATGCGTTTTTCTGCCTTATCTTTTATGAAAAATAATTAAAAAAGGTATTGACGAATCATGGTATATTGTGGTAGTATAGGTAATAAGATAGAGGTTTCTTAGCTCAACCGGATAGAGCAACTGCCTTCTAAGCAGTAGGTTATAGGTTCGAGTCCTATAGAGACCGCCAATAGAAAGGGAAGTAAATGACTAAGGTAATAAAGTTCCCAGAACCATCGGAGATTGATAAACAGTTTTTAGAATTGGAAAGACAAAAAGAATTGATACGAGAACAGAGACGTTTAATCGAAGAGAGGAAAAAATAATGGGTGCAGCGATAACACCTGTCAGTCCAATGACAGCACATGCTCAATCTGCGGCGCAAGTATATGGACATCCGAATGTCCACCCGAATAGTGAAAATATTCATCCGCCTATTCAAAAGGCGAGAGTGCGGATTGTAGAAGCGGCAACAAAATCAGAAGTCAATTCAAATCTTTTCAAATCTTGGGAAGAAAAAATGGCAAGAATTCAAGAATACGAACGTCATCGTCAAATGACAACGTACAACCAAAATGGAAGAGAAAATCTAGAACAGGCGCGCGAAGCCCAGATGCTAGATATCAAGGCATAAGAATAAAATTTCAGCCTCGACGGAGGCTGAAAGGTAGTGCATGGAAACGTCCCTCGCGTATGGGGGTAACATGACTTGTAGTTGTAGTGGCACTAGTAGACTTTGGAGACAAAGAGTGCTAGATTTCAGACCTAACTAGTTTGATACAAGGTTTTCTAGGTAGTTGCAGAGGAATGCGCCATCCTAGACTTGTGGGTAATCCTTAATCCCACCTACCAATATAATTCACTCCTATAGCTCAGCGGTTAGAGCGCAGCGCTCATAACGCTTCGGCCCTTGGTTCGAATCCAAGTGGGAGTACCAGAAACTATCAACGAAACTTAACTTAAACAAACAGAGAAAGACTAAATTATGGAAGCTATACTAATCGTGATGCTCGGAATGTTCCGCGAAGACAATGCAGAATTTTTCGATCAAAAACCAAGTTCAAATAAAGAGTGGGTATATGTTGGAAAACAACCGCCTATTGAAGGTTATGCAAATCTTACTGTGTCGAATCCAGAGACAGGTGAAGAGTCAATTTTCTTTGTATATAGGGATGTAGAATGAAACTAATTTTTGTTTCTTTGGTATTTTTCACGACCTTAATTGGTTGTGAAAAAATGCCACTCTCCGCCATTCCATCAGAAAAACTTGCAAATCCTTCGCTTTCTTACTAAATAGTATGAATAATATAAGGAGGACTATATGCTAACTTGTTTAGTAATTGCAGGCTCATTATGGATTGGCGATATAAACATATTGTATCCGACACAGGGTACATTTTACTTTCACAAATTTCAACAGACAGTGAGGGTATATGGAACAAATGGAGATCGTTATGGCGCATTTGTTATTCCAAAATCAATGAATGCAGACACGCTTAGTGAAGTGTTTGAAAAATGTAGTAAAGAGAAACGCGGAGATTAGCGCAGTCTGGTAGCGCATCTGCTTTGGGAGCAGAGGGTCGCAAGTTCGAATCTTGCATCTCCGACCAAATAAGGAATATTTAATTGGTAAAATATGGTTTAGAAAGAAACGGTGTCTTAGTTACACATGCAGTCATGTCAGGCCCCGTTGGATATAAAGTTTATCAATATCCAGTAAAAAGAGATTTGGTATTTGATACTGAAGAAAGTGCCCAAGAAGTTGCGACACTAATTGACGCCAAAGTTGTAGAATATTTTTATGATATAGCTAAATGGAAAAACATTTTAGCAGCATAAGTCTTGACAACAGTTTGCTTTTGTGGTAGCTTAAGTTATAAAATGATTCGTTATGGAGAATAGTATGACTAAACGTAAACGCAGAACTAAGGCAGAAATGGAAACCGCTCGGGCGGTAGAATCTCAAGGAATTGGTTTCCGAGATATCTTCGATGTTCTTGATGATGCACCAAAACCTAAAAAACGCACCCGCCGGACAAAGGCTCAAATTGCAAAAGACAATGCAAAACTTGCCAAAGCCGAAGAAGAAAAATACAGTGTGCCAAAAAATAACACCGTATATCTTGATGGACCCGCAAAGTCTAAAACTCCCCCTGCATTAAAACCTGATGTAAAACCTAAACCCAAAGAAAAGTTTGATGCTGAATTGATTGGCGAAAAACTTGGTATTGGTACAGGACTAGTTCTCGGTAAAGTTCCTATGAAAGATGGAAATTTTCATATTGCTTCTTGGAATAATATTGACAAAGATTGGAACATCATGTATAATGGTAAATACAATACAGTGCAAAGACAGAATCATGTCTGGAATAGTTTTGCTCGAACTAAAGTAATAAATGAAACACACGACAAGGAATTAGATAATGGACGTAATGGAAAATCAACACGAAGAAAGAGATCATCTAAAGTCGCTGCTGACTGAGCAATCTATGGTGATTACCTTTGAAAAGGCGGACGGTACATCTAGGATTATGAAATGTACCACAAATCCTTCTGTAGTTCCGTGGCCGGATAATCCGGTAGAAGATGTAAGTGTGTCAAAGATTGAAAAGGTTAAAGACGAAAATCATTTTGTCGTTTGGGATTTGGAAAAAGAAGGATGGCGTTCTTTTAGATGGGAACGTGTAAAAGGTTGGAATAAGGAAACTGAAAATGGGTAAGAAATCAAGAGATAAATATGTATCGAAGGGTGAACGTAGGAATGTGTCAAAGTTTAGTTGCACGCCTAAATCTGATAATGATAATGAATTAGATCGTCAGATACGACAACGTAAGGCTTGGAAACAAGGTAGGAATGTTGTTCTTACAATTGAAAATCCTAATAAGACGGAAACCAATAAACGGTTTATCAAAGTAAATGCAAAAGATGTTTGGGGCGAAGCGCGCCATCAAAAAATATATACAATGACAGGCACGGCTGGAGGATAATATGGCATATAAATGTGTTTATGAATTAAAGTGTACAGAGTATAATTCAGAGAATGATGATAACATAGAAAAAGAAGTTCGCAGTTATATAGAAAAAGTTGATACAACAGATTTCAACATTGAAGAATTGTTGTTGGTTTTTGAAGATTTTTTGAGGGCTTCGGGTTATGATTGGATACAACAAAATAGTTTAAATATTGAAGGGTATGATCCACAGTCTGATAAACAAATGACACAATCAGAATTTGATGAATTTAAAGAAATGTTGGATAAAATTGGAGTGAAGGTTCCTTCTGTATCACCTCCCAAAGCAAAGACTCCAGAGGAACTTGCTGAAATAATGATGGGAATTGACAGGACTGCAAAAGTTCATCTTCCAAAAGATGAAAAAGTAGTTCAATTCCCATGCCCACCAACCGGACCAGAAATGATTGTTGATGGTTCTCATCGTAGTCAATCCGAATACGATGGATTAGATTTATATACGTCTGTTGATATGACGGTCGATTTTAGTTACGATGAAAATATATTTTCAGAAGATAACGACTTTTCAGAATATCAATACATAATAAAAGAAAATCAGGAGGAAACAAAAAATGAGTAGAATGGATTTCGAACTCACAGAAGGTCATGTTTCTGAAATATTACACATGAAAGATGCTAGTGAATGGCATGCTGCAATGTTGGAAATGTTTCCAGAATATGATATTACGACAAGAAACCGTGTAGCTGGGTTTCTCGCCCAGACTGCACATGAAAGTGCAAACTATAAAGTCCTTTCAGAAAACCTTAATTATTCTGCAAAGGCATTAGATGCTATCTTCGGAAAGTATTTCAAACGCGCTGGCAGGGACGCCAAGGAGTATCACAGACAACCAGAGAAGATCGCTAACGTAATCTATGCGAACCGTATGGACAACGGTGACACAGCGTCTGGTGACGGCTGGAGATATCGCGGCGGTGGTATTCTGCAACTGACAGGAAAATGGAACTATACAAAGTTTGGTTCTGCCTGTCAAAAAAATCCAGAACAGGCTACAAAATATGTGCGGACTCCAAAGGGCGCTATTGAAAGTGCTTGTTGGTTCTGGACAACTAATGATATTAATATTTGGTGTGATACCGATGATATTGTGTCGATGACAAAGCGTATCAATGGCGGCACTATTGGTCTTGCAGATCGCAAGAAACATTATAAACATGCCTTAGAGGTATTGGGCGGCACTTTTAAAGAAAGTGGCGATACCAACATAGAAGGCGATGATGAAAAGTATAGTCTTGTTCGAAAAGGTTCGAAAGGCGATACAGTGAAGAAGTTGCAGAAGGCCTTAGGTGTCAAGGCTGATGGTGATTTTGGTGCTGGTACAGAAGCGGCATTGAAGGCATGGCAACGAGAACATG